AAATGTCACTGGAAATGCAGACACTGCAACGAAGTTGGCTACTGCACGAACAATTGAATTGACTGGTGATGTATCTGGTTCGGTTTCTTTTGATGGCTCTTCCAACGCACTAATCACTTCGGATATCGGCTTTCAGAGTATTGTCAATGATGATATTGCTAATGAAACAATTTCACTTATTAAACTTGTACCTGGAACAGAAGCACAAATTTTGGTTGCTAGCGGTAGTGGAAACCCAGGATATAAAACATTGTCTGGAGATGCTACAATCAATAAGAATGGTGTTCTTACCATCTCCGAAAATGCCGTCGAACTTGGTACAATCACAACTGGCGACTATGTTTCATCTCTAGTTGCTGGTACTGGTGTCACACTCTCTAATAACTCTGGCGAGAGTGCTACCCCAACTGTTGCCATTGGTCAAGATGTTGGAACATCAGCCTCAGTATCGTTTGGTCAAGTAACAACGACTGGAAAACTGTATGTAGGAACAGACCTCCATGTTGGTGGTGTTTACTACACACAAACAGAAACAAATCTTGCAATTGAAGACACTTTTATATACTTAAATGACGGTAGTACAATAACAGACCCAGACCTTGGGTTTGCTGGTAACTACAACGATGGCACATATCGCCATGCTGGTTTGTTTAGTGATGCTTCTGATGGACATAAGTGGAAGTTCTTTAAAGGGTATGAACCAGAACCAACAAACCCAATCAATACGGCACATGCCTCATACACTGCGGCGGATGTAGTTGCAAACACATTCCAAAGCACTGTTACAACTGGTACTGCTCCGCTAACGGTGGCCTCTACGACAGCAGTCACTAATTTGAATGCTGACCTTCTTGATGGTCAACATGGTTCATACTACGCTCCAACAGCAAACCCAACCTTTACTGGAACAGTAGCAACATCATCTATCACTGCATCATCAAGCCCTGGCCTAACCGTTACTAACTCATCTGGTGATGAGGGTGGTGAGATACTGCTTTACAAACCAGCAACAAATACCTCAATTGCTGGTACTGGTGTAACTATTGATATTTACAGAAACCAACTTCGCATCTTTGAGCAAGGAGGAAATGCCCGTGGTGCTTACATTGACCTTACGGCATGTAATGATGGTGTAGGTGCAAACTTGCTTGGTGACGTTGTTACCAACGCCCAGACCGCTTCTTACACACTTGTATTGGCGGACAAGAGTAAATTAGTTGAGATGAATGTTGGTTCTGCAAATAACTTGACAGTACCCCTTAACTCATCGGTGGCATTCCCTGTAGGTACTCAAATCAATATCTTGCAAACAGGTTCTGGACAAACCACGGTAGTAGCCACAGGTGGTGTAACTATCAACGGAACTCCTGGTCTTAAAATACGAGCACAGTGGTCATATGCTACGCTCATCAAACGAGCAGAAAACACTTGGGTGCTCGTTGGAGACATTTCGGCGTAATTTATGACAACAAAGGATTCAGGCGGTAAAATTCCAGGAGTACCAACGATTGGTACTCCCGTGCTCGCCTCTGGAACATCTGCATCTGTAGTTTTTACTGCCCCGTCTTATACGGGTAAAGGAACAATTACCTACAGAGCCACATCTAGTTCTGGGCAATCTGCAACTGGAAGTTCAAGCCCAATCCTAGTAACTGGTCTTACTGCTGGTAGTACTGTTACTTTTACCGTTACTTCAATATCGTCTAACGGTGTTGAGTCTGCCGCTTCTTCGTCAAGCACTTCACTTGTAATGGGTACACCACCATCTACCCCAACTATCGGAACTGCAACTGCTGGTAATGCTCAAGCAACGATTACGTTCACACAAGGTGCTCCTGGAACTGCTGGCGCTGGTGGTGTTACCTACAGAATGGTGTCAAGTCCTGGTGGATTAGTGGCAACTGGTGTAAACGTCACATCACTCACGGTCACGGGTCTAACAAACGGAACTGCTTATACTTTTGCTGTAAGAGCAGAGAGTTCATACGGTAACAGTGCTTATTCAGCGAACTCCAACTCAGTCACCCCTGTTGCTCCTCCATACTTCCCACCGTATTTCCCACCGTATTTTCCGCCGTACTTTCCTCCATACTTCCCACCTTGGTTCCCTCCGTTTTTCCCACCATTCTTTCCACCTGCATTTAAGTAGGTATAGTGTGGGGTATGGAAACCTCACCTTGGAAAATTCAGCCTGGTCATTTTGGTAGTGGTCCTGAAAACATTCATATTTTCAAAAACTTTATTGAAAAAGATGACATTACAACTATTTCTGACTTTGCTAGAACTATTACTGAGTGGGCAAATGACAAGGAAGAAAACGAATATGCAGAGGATGGTACGTGTACATACGATGCTTCCTACTGGAATAATCGTCAATGTTCAAGCACTATTTTAAAAAGAATCAACCCAAAAATATACGATTTGATAGACCTATACATTGACAAAATGGCAGAAGTTATCAACCAAACATACTCATGCAAGGTGTCAAAACGCCCACCTTGCATCATCAGATGGTTTGCTGGAATAGAGCAAAGGCCACATGCAGATAAGCAAATGAATGATGGTTCTCCTAACCCTTTTCCAACCTATGACATAAATTCATTGTTCTACTGGAATGATGATTTTGAGGGTGGAGAGTTGTACTACCCAGACCATGACATTACAATAAAACCAGAGCCAGGATTGGCTGTTTTTCATCCTGGAGATATTAACTATCTTCACGGAGTTAAACTAGTTACTAAGGGTGAGCGATATACGACCCCAGCCTTTTATTCAGTAGAGGAGTTTGTATGACAGAAATTGACCCACAACAGGTGTCAGTAGCAATTACATATCCTGTTTCTATATATGACATGCCGTTGGAGTCATTAGATAGTGAAGAAAACATTCTTGCCAAGAACAAGGGAAAAGTCACGATGATTGTCAATGTGACGGGTGAGTGCGCCAATTCTGCACAATACAACCCTATTCAAGACTTGTATGACAAATACAAAGACCTGGGGTTTGAGGTAATTGCTGTACCTAGTACTGATTTCTGTGATGATGCATATGGTCCATTTAAAGAATCAAATGCTAGCCCAACCCACATGAGAAGCCATATGAAGGAGTTGTACAAAACTGATTTACCATTCTCTAAGATGGCGGCAATCGTAGAGAACTCAGAAACTGGATTACCTGTTCATCCTTTTTACAAACTTATGCAAGAGGGAACAGACCCTATTCAAGGTAATTTTGAGAAGTTCATTATTAGTCGTGATGGTAAAAAAGTAGTTCGCTACTGTAACTCAGACCTTCTTGACCTTGGTTACAACGCAGGTAATAGAACTATAAACTCAAAAAAAGCACTACAAAACATTACAAAAACAATTGAGGAATTCCTACATGAGCAAGTTGACCCTGCTTAGGGCATCACAAAATCCACCATTAGTTACACAATCTAGGGTAAAACGAGACTGGATGGATGCTACGTATAACAAGCATGCCTACCAATGTTTACCTATGACATACGCAAATGTGTACGGCTGGGAATTACAACTACAGCAAGAAGTGGTTGTTGAGTGGGATGGGACCAACACTCCACCAAAAGTGATTAGCGGTGGAACTATGGATGACCAAGTTGTAGCCAGTGGGAACATTATTGGGATGGTTTCTTTTAGAACTGGGTACTCTTTTAGAACAGAAGAACCTTATTCTCTGTGGATTAGTGGGTCACCAAATTACTTTGTAAATGGTGCAGAACCATTATCTGCAATAGTTCCGTCTAGTTGGTGGCCTGACCCGTTTGAAATGAACTGGAAGATTAACAAAATTAACGAACCTGTTATTTTTGAGGCTGGAATGCCATTTATGTTTTTCAATATCTTTGACCACACTGTATTAGAAAATGTAGTTGTAGAAACTGAAACACTTTGGGATAATACTGAGTTGGTCGCTTCTCGCCAAAAATATGGTGATATGAAGATGAAAAACCAAATGGAAAACCCGTGGACATGGACAAAAGGTATACGCACTGGCCTTGATGCAGACGGGAATCGCATTGGTCCTGCTTTTACTGGATTGCCAAAGTTAGATGAACCGCATGCATGAATTTATAACATTGATGGCAACACACGCCTATGTTTGCCATATTAGTGATATTGATTATAAAACTGTCACATCTGAGGTTTTACAACAGGAATTAGTGTTTTCAAGTGGATACGGGTTTCGTGTATACCCAGATTCTGATGAATGCCGAAGGTTGCAGAACGCTATTGAAGTATTAGCAAATGAATTACTTCCCCTACCTGTAACACTTACCGATATATGGGCAGTTGCCACAAGTAAAGGTGAGTCCGTGGGTTACCACTCACATCACTCAAATACACACATGCAACCACAGGAGTATTGGAGTGGGGTAATTTACACATCTTCTGACGACAGTTCAGCAGAATTAGTATTACATTCTTTTGGGTATAACCGAATTGAGTCAATGACCAAAATAAGACCAGAAATTGGTAAAATAGTGTTTTTTAATTCATACGTTCCACACTTTACGACTATGCACCAATCAGACACCCCTAGAGTTGCTGTTAGTTTTAATTTAAAGCCAGTAAACCCAAATGTCACAGAAATACCCGACATGAGCGTATACAGAGGAAACCATGAGTGATTTTGCTAAAAAGCAAGCAAAAGTTTATTTAAGTAGGTCAATAGACACTCTTCAAGCAATCTTAGGTATTGATGCATATGCGCTTACTGAAATACCAGTAGACCCTTCTTCGGCACTGTATGACTCTTACTTTTGTCTATTACACGAAGTAACTGCTTATAAGAAACTAATAGAAAATGAGTGACGCACCAATTGGTATAGACCCAGTTGACTTTCCATCGTTGGACAATTCAGACATTTACTGGGATAAAACCAGTGAACAATGGGTGGTTGCTGGAAAAGACAACGCACACTGCCACCTACACAGCCCATCTGTGAGAAAACCTTTTAGCGAAAAACGTATTATTTGGGATTCACCAGATGAAACATCTGGGTCAACAACCATCCAAAAATATGATAATTACGATGTTTACAAACACTATCTTTCTGAGTTTACTGCCTACCTATACATACTGGGGTATTCAAAAGAGCAGTTTCCAGGTTTGACAATAGACGATATTATAAAAAAAGTAAGAGATGTGTACAAATACAAACATGGTGAACCATCGGATTTGGCTAGTCAGGTGTACATTAAAAGAAAGAACATTGCAATGGTCAGAGGAATCCGTAGGGCGTACTATGGGATACAGGTAACTAAGAATGGAAGATAAGTTTAATAGAGCACACCTCGCTGACTTGTTCTCCAATACCCGAAGTTACACAGCAAGATTTCCTGGTAGGTACTATAAACACACATCGGAAGTTTTAGCAAACTACACAAAAGCAATACCTTTTGATAGAAGAAACATAGCCACAGGCGGTGTTGACATGTCAATATTTCCTTGGGAAATGTTTGCTGACACTGATGAAAAAGTGCTTAAATCTTATTCCGTAACACAAGTGTTTCAAGACCTCATATATCAGTTAAAAAAACCAAGTACTGTGCTTTTTTGCAACGCAGGGTACTCAAGCACTGGCATTATTCAACAATGTGAAAATCCAGATGTAAAGGTTACTATTCTGAATAGTGTTTCACTTGACCACTTTGAAAAGTGTGTAAAAACAGTAAACGATAGATTTTCAAATATTGAGTATGATGTTCTATCAATGCAAGACCTAGTTGCAGGAAACTCTGACAGGTTTGACATGATTGAAATTTGGGGTAACCAACTAGACACATCACTTGCTGATGTAGGTGTTTATATATCTCTATTAAACAAAAACGGTATATTGTTGATTAACGATACATCTGACTGGGCATTTTTATATGACAACGATACCCACGCACACCCAATGTTTGACCTTCACGAACAGTTGTGTGCTAATGAGTCGGTGAATGTCTACCACATCCCAGTACATTACGGATTTTCTGTGGTAGTAAAGAAATGAAAGTAATAGATAACTTTATAACAGACACACAGTTGCTTGCAGAAATTAGCGCTGATGTTTCATTTTTCCCAAAGTCTATGGGTGATAAATCCCACGTTAACTATGGGGTTCATGAATACCATGACCCAAAATCTA